CCGCCAATGGCGGGGCTCTCGAGCATGAGCTCAACACATCCCGTGTTCTCACTATAGAGAGTGCTTTATGTCTAGGTTACGCTTACGTGCGTATCCGTATCCGGACGTCGGTCCGCGTACTGCGGATAAAACCGGCGCTGCTCCTGTCCACATTGATCAGGACCTTACTGGCAAAGTTTTACTTCGCCAAGAATGTACTGATGACGTGGGCCGTGAGATAGAACATGATTTATCGATTATCAGTGATGATAATCAATACTTCCGTCCTATGAACGGTACTCAGGTAAGGAATGCGTCTGTGACCAACGTGTTTAAGGATTATTATCCTCCAACACTTTTATTAGGTCTCAGCCACCTAGGCACTTCAATTGAATCGACTAGTGCGTCTGCGACGCGTGCACTCGCCCGGAGTAATCCGAATCGAGCTGACGTTTCGCTGCCGAACTTTGTCTATGAGTTGAAGGACCTTCCCGGTATGTACCGAGATATCATGGGATTCAAGACCAGATTGAAGAAGCTAAGTGCTGCATCCTCTGCTTCTGAGGTTGCAAATTTTCACTTAGCGACTCAGTTTGGCTGGCTTCCCTTGATCTCGGACCTCCGTAAGATATCACAATTTCAATCCTTGACAGATAAACGCGTCAAGGAACTTGAAAGACTGATGTCAAATAAAGGTCTTAAGCGCCGCGTCAGGTATCCTGATTGGAAGATTACCGCCACTGCCCAGAGTAATGTATTTCTGGAGAGTGCGATTTCCTCTACTTACGTCTCTCGAGAGAGTCGTGAAACGAGGTTGGATCGATGGGCCACCGTAAGGTGGATCCCAACGGATCTTCCGAATAAGTATACCTCAGATGAACTCAGGCGATTGGCTAGGAGACTTGTTTTTGGCATTAATAGAGGTATTAGTGCCGAACAAGCATGGAAAGCTATTCCATGGACCTGGATGATCGACTGGTTTACGAACGTTGGTGACTTCTTAGGAGCTCATTCCAACGGCGTACCCGTTACGCACGGAAATGTGTCAGTGATGACACATATCGTGACGCAACAGTCACTGGTCCGCACCGATACCCTTACAGGGATCGTTGGGGGCGACGGGGTTCGCTATCATGAAACGAAACAAAGATCGATTCATGCTGGCGCCTCTCTGGCGGCCCATATTCCCTTTATTGGGAAATGGAAACTGTCGATCCTAGGTGCTCTCGCTATCCAGCGCTTGCGCGGTGGACGGCATTAGCACTTAGGAGTAGATAAAGATATGCTAGGCTCAACCCTGACGGTGACTCTTGACGGTTCCGGTGGAACTGCCAAGGTGTTGCCGCTGATTAACCAAGACGGCTATTCGTCCGAATATTTTCTGGACGAAACGCTTGTTACTTACCGCGCTAAAGTGCGGCATAGTAAGGATACAGTCAAGGCTGGCACTCAGCCCTTTGACCGTCACACCGTGACGTTTCAAAGGTATCTGAAGCCAACTACGACCTATCCCCTTGGTATTCTGACTGAGGTCATCTACACGATTCGAACGAGTCCTGTAGAAGTTCAGGCAGATGTCATCGACGTGTCGGAGGCCATGAGCTTTTACATGGTAAAAGCTGGTGGTATCGCCGCCAAGTTGCTGGGCTGGGAGTCGTAAGGCGCCATCTGACGCCCTAAGGTTCCACAGTCCAGGAGACGGGTGAGCATAGCCATAGATCTCACACAATAGAGTCCAAATGAGGAGTCTAGAGATGAAAAGCTATGTTCTTTACCTACAGGGACTATACGCGGCACTTCTGTCTGAAGTGACCGAGTACTATCCCTCTCTCCGTCGTGATAGTGAGCGGGATTTGTCTCGCTTGCTCTCATACGTGGATGCGAGAGGCCTATCGTTTCTAATGATAGACCTCCCTGATGCTGGAAAACACTTTGATAAGTGCCTTTCAGCAGGACTCCTAACTAGGAGCGGTTTACCCTGTCAAAGGGCGTATCGCTCTAAGGGAGTAATCCCAAGACTTTTCAAGGGGCTACTCCAACGAGTCTTCCACGAAGATGGTGTGCTTAGGGTCGATGCTGACGTTGCAGCTATCCGTTTCCTTCGGCAGCTATACTACGCTGCTAAAAAGGTTAAGGTTAGTTGCGACGATTCTCGAACATGGGAACATGTCCGTGAATATTTCGAAATCGACCAAGAAGTCCGTCTTGGAACCCTTGATTGGGATTCAGACGAACTCAGGACTGATGACCTTGGTAGTCTCCATATCGGCGACTACGATAGCCGCAGTTCTGCTCCTCTCTTTCATGATCGTGGTTTTAGCGATCGAGAAGGATCGGAGTCTCTCTCTAGCCTTTGGCCTGGCTTCGACGAGGTCGTCCAACGGACGGCCGACATCGTTGCCAGTACAATTGGAGGATTCAACCCCTCCGACTGGAGAGCAAAGCACGGACCAGGTGCTGTAGCAGATCAGCGTCATACTTCATTTAAGTATGATTTTCCAAACTGGCCTGCTAAGCTAGAAGGATTCTTCCCTATGTCTGAGTTTGGCTTTGCCAACTTTGATCATTGGGTCGAATTCTCTCGTAGTGGTGAGGTTGATGAGCTTTTCAAGGCTCATGAACCTCCGTCTAAACTTATCGCTGTACCGAAGACGCTCAAGGGCCCTAGGCTTATTGCCTCAGAGCCTGTTGCGCATCAATGGTGTCAGCAGATGGTAAAAGACTTCCTCACTACGCGCCTGGCTAGTTCGCCGATTGCTTCGACGATTCACTTTCGTGATCAACGATTCAATCAGCGGCTTGCTCAGCGGGCTTCCCATTCTCAGTCGCATGCGACAATAGATTTGTCGGCTGCTTCTGATCGCCTATCCTGCTGGTTAGTCGAACGCATCTTTAGAAGGAATCCTTCTTTAGTCACTGCGTTCCACGCCGCTAGGACAAGGTGGGTGGCTAACACCATCGACAAGAAGTCTCCTCAATTTCATCGATTGAGGAAATTTTCTTGTATGGGATCAGCTTGCACCTTTCCTGTGCAGTCTTACGTCTTCTCGATACTAGCCGTGGCCTCTGTACTTTATGTACGGGGGTACACTCCTAGCATTAAGTCGATTCGTAGGATTGCTCGGGAGGTCCAAGTCTTTGGTGATGATATTATCATCCCCATTGACTCTTGGGAAGTACTTCAGGGACTTTTAGGTTACCTTGGCTTAAAGGTTAACCACAACAAGACTTTCGGAATTGGAAAGTTCCGTGAGTCGTGTGGTGTCGATGCGTATGACGGTCACGATGTGACCCCAACGTATTCGGCAACCTACCCTGACGTGTCCCGCCCTGAATCTATCATTTCCTTGGTTGCCACCCATAATAACTTCATTCAAAGAGGTTACTATGGTGTCGCCAAGTACGTGAAATCGACAGTTGATGCGCTAAAGAGATTTTCTTTACCGCATTTGCCGATAGATTCAGGTGCCTTCGGCTGGTACGATCCATTCTATATTGGTAACCACCACTTGAGAAAGCGGTGGAATCCAACATTACAACGGGTCGAGTACCTGATGGATACGGCTTGCGCCGGTTCCAGACGGTTACCAGTCGAACGGACCTCTGCACTGCTTCAGTATTTCTCTGAAGTCCGCCCTGTCCCCTTTATTCAAGGTGACAGGATCGGAGTCGCGCAGAGGCCTACGCTCCATCTGAAGCGTAGGTGGGAGACTATTTCGGATACAACAATACTTCCGAAATGGGTCGTGGGTTAAGA